TGGGAATACTGAGACGGGGTAACCAGCGGATTCTGTGGGCCTAGCTGGGTCAGTGCCTCCTGCTGCTTCCCAAGGATCATCATCAGCGCCTGGATGCGCTCATTGGTGTCCCCGTTGCCCAGGCCAACATTGATATGCACATCCATAGAGGAGTTCCAAGCACGCGGGTCCATCTGCACAAACTCATTGCGTAGGCGAACCATGCGGGGCTTATCCTGGTGCGTCACCAGCAGGAACAATATGCCCTTGAACAGTTTCTTCATGCCCTCGGCCATCAAACGTGCAGTCAATTCAATGCGTCCCTGAGACGCGCTGATGGTGGCCGCCACCGCTGCCTTGGTGCTCGACTGCAATGCGTCAGCATCCAATCCCATCGCAGCCTTACTCATACCAGTACGGTTCTCGCGCATCTGGTCCATGTAGTCGATCATTGGGAATGCCGCCTGGCCAACAAAGGGATTGCTAAACGGCTGCACCATACCAGGCTGGCGCATACGGATAACAGCACCCGTCTCGTTGTTGAGCACGTCATCCATGTTGACCATGCCCTCGACCACCGCAGTACGAGGATGGATGCTTTGCGCCAGCGAATCGAGCGTATTGCGCAGAATCTCCGATTTGATCTCCTGGATGTCGTGCGTGATATCAAAAATAGACATCGCCTCTAACGGAGAAGTGTGTGGCTCGGGGTCGCAGGGGAAGTCAACAAAGGGTATGTAGGACGCCGGCAGGTTGCGCACTACCTTGTAGCCAGAGCCAATGCAGCAAATCTTGCGCAGCTCTGCCATGCCGTCGCCGTCATAATCAATGCGCGAAAATGCCTCAATGTACAAGACGCGCATCTGCATCGGGTTGTTACTGTCATTCATACCAAAGGTAGTAGACAGAGGCTGGCGTGCTAGGTATTCCTGGTTGCTCTCTAGGTCAGTGGACGTGATGTTGTCGCGCACCTCGTCCTCGTCATAACCCATAGCCACCAGCTCCTCGACTGTGGCCATCTTGCGGTGGGCAATGATCCCAGCCTCCTCAAACGATCTAGCGCGACGGTCTAGTAGCAATTCCTCTGGAGGCACTGCCATGATCTGGATGCGGCCATCTTTTAAAACGCGCTTGATCTGCACGTCGTGCAGCATCGGCGGTGGCGGCATAGGCATCGGCTGGCCGGTTGCAGGATCAATCTGTGGCGCCATACCCTGCATCGCCTGCGCTGCCGCAGGATCAGGGTAGCTAACGACAATCTTGACCTCGGCATCTTCTTGCGCAAGTATCTGCAATGTCTGGTCATCTAAGCCAGAATATTCCTCAATCCGGACAGATTCTGTCTCCTCCCACCAGTACTTAGCAATCCCGCACTTACGCACCAGGCTATCCTTAAAGATAGCGTAGGTGGTCATAAACCCGTTGTTGTCACTGTTGAACACGAAGTTAGCGTAGTCGGTGGCCTGTTTAGCAAATGCCACGTCCTCTGGACCCTCTGGCACAAACTCGACAACGTTCTCGCTGGAGAAAAACACCCGCATCAGGCTTGGCATCATGGCCGAGACAGTGTCCCGCACCTCCATCGCCACCACCTGGGACCGGCCATCTTCCTCGTTCCCAAACTTGTCGCCTCGGTAGTACTCAGTACCACGCGCACGGATGGGTGATATATCGGAATCTATGTAGCTAACGGCGTCGGTCAGGTCTTGGCCAATGATCGCCTCAAGCTCGGAATCGTCCATCGGCTCCATCGCCGACACGTCGGTGGTGATCTCTAGGTCTTTCATACGGGTATCTTTCGTAAAACGACGTACATGGAGTCAACCGCACGCGGCGTGCGCATTAACTCGTCTTGCTCTAATTCTAGGCTTTCGCCGTACTTACTGAGTCTGCACTCAAGATGAGCCAGCTCAAACTTAGTATCTTTCCAGCCAAGATACCAAGACCATTCGCAGTAATACACCCACGAATTCTGATTAAACGCACGCACGTGCGTCGGGTCCTGCCACGCGCCAAGGGATAACTCATACGGGACGTGGATATGCATCTCGCCACCCATCTCAAGCATATCCCTGCAATTTGTCATTGCAGCAACTAAATCTGGCAAGTGCTCTAGGACATCATTAGCAATAATCTTAGAAAACTCGCGTTTGGGTAAAGGTTTGCAAATATCCATCACCCAATCGGCGCCAACATCATCACGAATATCAGCATTAACGCAGCCCTCGCGCCGGTCTTTACCGGAACCTAAGTTAAGAGTTAAACCACTGCTTGGCATATTCGGGTCTGTTTTTAAGTAGCCAGGGTACGGCCTCGTTAGTCAACTTCTCGGCATTAGTACCAACTGTCTGGCTGCCAACGTGATGCACATAACTGGTGGAGACGTAGTGCTCAAAGCCTTTCGCACTCAGGTCCATACAGTTAACGTCATCAGAGAACCAGTTCAGCGGGGGAAAGTTTGCCTCTTTAAACGCATCCCCGTGTATCCACGCGAATATCGGGCTAATAACTTCTGCCTGCCTGATCTTGGACTCGTACTTGAACCGGCACATATTTATTTGTTCGCCATCAGGATTAAACCTAATGTTCTGCGTTTTACGCGCCCAATCCGTCCTGGACGCAACCCAACCGATAGGCAGGTCCATGTCCAGCAGTATGTCCACGTCCTCCATCAACACCTTGTAGCTGGTAGGCGTCAAGACAATATCGTCATTGGCCACCACCACGGACTCAAAGTCCTCAAGTGCGCGGTTAATGATGGCGTTGTAGTCGCTACCAAAGTTTGATGCTTGCGCAAACACCTTCACGTCAGCATCAAAGCGCTCGATCACGGACTCAGGTCCTCGCAGGTAGACGGGTATCTCGGGGCAGTATTGCTTAATGGACTCAAGCAAAACGCCCAAGCCCTTGCCGTGTACTGTGGATATGACTATTGGAGAAATCACTCCTCTACGCCGCCTTCCAGTTGCGTGTCCATCGCTTCTTCATTGTCTTTGCTGCCATCATTAGGTCCGCCCACTACCCACGCATCGCAGGTTCTGCTGGCCGCGCACTTGAAGTCGAATATCTCGCAGTATCCAAGATCAGCCAAGGCAATAGTCCCCCACGGGTCAGCCTCAGTACCAATGCCCTTGGCAATGCACTCTTTGATGGCGTCCTGCACGTTAAACGCCGCGCAGTTACCGCACCGGCTCTGCTTGGCGTCTTGGATGCTCACGCTCCAGGTATCGGCCTTCTTCTTCCAGTACGCGGTATTGGGCAGCGCTGGATTCTCGGGACCATACGCAGCAGTCGTGATCGCCTTGGCGCGGTTCTTTAGATTCAGCGTGACATCTTGCGTAGGCAGCGGACACTTGGTGCTGGTCTTACTCATCATCTGCTTCATCGCGCCCTGGTAGCGCGCTGGCACGTCTCGCATACTGGTGGCCATTACATCTTTCCCTTGATGGCTTTAGGCTTGATCTTGGCCTCAGACAACGCAATCGCAATCGCCTGCTTGGGGTTCTTCACTACTTTGCCGCCTGGTCCAGAGTGCAGCTTTCCGCTTTTGTACTCGTGCATCACCTTGCCAACTTTCTTCTGTGCCTTAGTCATCTTCATAGTTTCACTCCTAGAAATTAATTACGCCAATTATGCTACGCGGGGTATGTTCCTGCGCAGCGACTGCCCCCACTTATTGCTGGACGCAGAGCCAAACGCACCAGTAATAGCGTCACTAGCAAACGTCAAGCAAAACGCATCTGCCCTGTCTGGACTCGCTAATCCGCGCTTCCTGATCTCGTCCTTGCCCTCAATCTGAATCTTGCCGCTGCTGGTAAACGAATACCGCACAGTGGCCAGCTCACTTATAAGCAGATCATCCTTGGGCATGGTGCAGTCACGCTGCTCCAGCCACGCCTTTGCCTTGTGCCACAGCTCCGCCTTCAAGTTCCTGTACGTCCCGCCCATCGCCGGACTCTCGGAGACATTGATCCCTCTGGCCGGCAGGTTCAGCTCGCGCAGCCGGTCAACCACGCCAGCACCCAGACCAATCGAGTCCACCAGTATCTCGTGCGGACGCTGGCTAGGCATCAGGACTTCATACTCGGACACTATCGCTCCGGTCAGTTGCATCAGGTCCAAGTTCTTCCACGTCTTAATCGGCTCGGTCACCGCGTTACCCTGGCGCTTGCAAAGTGCGCTACGGTCAGAGCCAAACCTGGCCACGTCCAATCCCCACACTAACCTGGCGCTGACGCTTGGCGCCACGTCCCGCTGTGTGGCCATCTCCAGCAACTCCATCGGGATAACGGTGTCGTCATCGCTCCTGGGAAACTCACCCAGCACGCGAATGCGGTACGCGTTGCTCTCCTCGCCGTACCTAGACTTCATCTCCTCGATGTACGCCTCGGACACGCGGGGCGAGTCAGCGCACGAAACCTTCATCGTGATCCAGTCACCCGCCAGACGGTTGTGTGTGTCAAAGAAGAAACCGCTGCTGCGTACCGGATTACCTAGTAACAAAGTTACAGCGCTGTGGCCGGACATGGAACCCGCTGCAGCCTCAAACACCTGCTCGGGGATACCGCTGGCCTC